ATATGTAAAATGCATTGAGATGCTAAGACATATTGCACCAGTAGATGTGTTGCACAGTATGAGTAATCACGATTATCAGTCAGGATTTCACTTAGCTCATGCATTAAAGAGTTGGTTTAGAAAAGATGATGATGTAAATTTTGATATTAGTGTAGCTCACAGAAAATACTACCAGTATGGTAGTAATCTAATTGGTTTAGAGCATGGTGATGGTGCTAAGATGGTTAATCTACCTCTGCTTATGGCACAAGAAAGACCTAAGATGTGGGCAGAAACAAAGTATAGGTATTTTTACTTACATCATTTGCATCACAAAGTAAAACACAAGTGGTTAGATGCTAAAGATTATGTTGGTGTTACTGTAGAATATCTAAGAAGTCCATCAGGCACAGACAGTTGGCATAGTCGTAAAGGTTTTACTGGTGTTCCTAAAGCTGTAGAGGGTTTTTTACATGAGAAGAATAGTGGTCAAGTAGCAAGAATCACACATTATTTTTAAAATATTGTTAAAAAAGTTTGGTAGTCTAATTCAATTTTATAATTTTGCTTATTATTAACTAAAAATAAATATAATGAGTAGAAATAAAAAAAACAATTCAGAAAATCAAGAACCACAAATTAAAGAAACTAGAAAGGAAGCACTAACAAGACTATTTTTAGAAAATGGTTTAGTAAAAGAAGATGTGCATAAAGACCCAAGAGGTTTCGTTATTATAACAAGATCAGGTATAGATAAAATTGTAAGCAAACAAGGTATTACTGTCGCATACGAACCTTTATTGTTAGAATTAAAGAAGGACAATATTAATGTTGTTATTAGAGCTGCTGCATCAATGCAAAGCAAAAATAACAAGCCAATTAACATGATGTCTTTTGGTGAAGCATCTGATAATAATTTAATGGGTGGTGCAAAAAAGTTTCCAGTTGCTATGGCAGAGAAGAGAGCTATGAGTCGTGTTGTTCTTAAGATAGCAGGGTTCTATGAGCAAGGTGCCTTTGGTCAAGATGAGATGGTAGATTAGTGAACGATGATTGGTTAGATGAGGTTCTTGATGGTAAGCCATCTGAGATAACACTATTTCAAATGGCTACCATTGAAACCAGATTACATAGGTCTGCAATACCCTTAGAAGAACAGTCTTATATCATAAATAATTTAGCAAACTTTACAGAACAAGAAGCTGATGATATTATTTTAGATATATTACAAAACCAAGTACCTTCAGACCCTAAAGACCAATACAAATTAATGGCTAGAAACGGAATGTTTGATGACAAAGAAATATAAATTTTCACATATCAGAGAAGCTCATAATGAGTTTGAAGCATTTTTAAGAATTAAAGGAATGTCTACAAGACAATTTTCTTTTTTACTTGATGTAAGTGAGGTAACTGCCAGAAGATATATACTTGACACAACATTGCTTAGATACTATCACATGAATATTATTGCTATACACTTTAATATGAGTGTAAAAGATGTAATAGATATAATAGAATACGATTTAAAATAATAAATATGAACGAAGAAAACAAAACAAAATTAAAATTTAGTCATTACTTTCATGAAGTAATAATTAAAGAATTAGTAAAGAAATTTAATGTTGCCGAAGATGAAATATTTTTAGGATCAAGAAGGAAAAACTTTATACAAGCTAAACGTATGTATATTTTTGTTCTTAAAACAATATTTGATTTAACACTACATGAGATTGGAGATATAACAAATCTGCATCATGCATCTGTACTGTATCACTACAGACAAGTAGAATTTTACCAAAAAATCTATGTGCTTGACTCAGAACTGTATAAGAAAATTTTAAGTAGAATAGAAAGTGTAACCTTAGATGAAAAGATTGATGCTTTGGAAAAACAAAACAGAGTAAACAATTTAGAATTAACCAAATTATATAACCTAAAAAAACGTAGAAATGACAAAAGAGAAAAATTATTTGCCTAGTAGTATTAAAGAAATTAAAACTAAATATGGCTCTATGCTTGTAGCTAACTTTAAAATGGAAGAGCTTAAGGCAATAGAAAACAAAGGTTGGTGTTCACTTGTAATATGCGAGAGAAAAGAACCTTCTGAGAAGGGTGCTACTCACTATGCATATGAGAATACATACGAGCCACCTAAACAAGAAACAGTAGACAATACTGACACTAAAGATGACTTACCATTTTAAATAATATAGAGAGGGAAGGTCGGCAATTTTGCCTAAATGATATTAAATGTTTTTGCCTTCTCTCTCTTTTTTTAAACTATGAAACAGAAACCAACTTACTATGCTATTATATCTGCTGAGGTTAGATATGATAAAAATTTATCAGCTAATGCGAAACTGCTTTATGGTGAGATAACTTGCCTTACTAATGAGAATGGCTTTTGCTTTGCAACTAATAAATATTTTGCTGATCTATATGACAAGAGTAAAGTAACTATTTCTAAGTGGATAAGTGAATTAGTCGCAAGTGGTTATCTATCAACCAGTTACACATATAAAGAGGGTAGTAAAGAAATTGATAAGAGGTATATAAGCATTCTTAAAGGGGGTATTAAAGAAAACTTAAAGGGGGGTATTAAAGAAAACTTTAAGGATAATAATACAAGTATTAATAATACAAGTATAATAAAAGAAAAAATAATAAAAAAGAAAAATTTTATTGTACCTAAAGTTATTGAGATAAAAGATTATTGTCTTTTAAGGGATAATGGAATTAATGCAGAACAGTTCTATGATTTTTACCAGAGCAAAGGTTGGATGGTTGGTAAGACAAAGATGAAAGATTGGAAAGCTGCAATAAGGAATTGGGAAAGAAACAGAAAAAAAACTGATAAGGGTATGAGTAAAATTCATTCACACTTACAGAAAAATATGAATGTTAAACAAAAACTAAAACAAAAATATGAAACTAATTAAAACAATGAATAGAGGTGAATTGGTTATAGGATCAATTGACATATTAAGTAAAACCTACATAGAGTTAGGACAGCACAACGTAGAAGAAGAAACATTAGAAGTATTGGCTGAAAGTTTAGCTGATGATTTATTAAGAGTATACAAAAATTTTTACTTCGATGATGCTAAAAATGCTTTTAGTTTGGGTGTTAGAGGACAACACAATGGCGATTTTATACATCTTAATGTACCAACATACATGAAGTGGTTAAGAAAGCATAAGGAGTTAATATGGGATGCTAGAGCAAAGGTAGATCAAGGTGCTGACCCAAGAAGTGTTTTACATTATAGACCAGAGCCAAAATTATTAAAATGAAAATATTAGAATTATTTGCAGGTAGCAGAAGTTTTAGCAAAGTAGCTGAAGAATTAGGACACGAGATATTTACAGTTGATATAAATAATTTTGATAATATAGATTATGTAACAGATATATTAGATTTTGATTGTTCTAAAATACCTTTTAAACCTGATGTAATATGGGCAAGTCCACCATGTACTTATTTTTCTGTAGCTAGTATAGGGAAGCATTGGCATAAAGATCATACACCTAAAACTGAACAAGCAAAGCTAGGAGTAAAGATAGTAGAAAAGACAATAAAAATTATAGAGATGTTTCAACCTGATTATTTTTTTGTAGAAAATCCAAGAGGTAAATTAAGAAAGTTAGGTTTGTTTAATGGTATAGCTGAAAGAACAACAGTTACTTATTGTCAGTATGGCGATACTAGAATGAAACCAACAGACATATGGACAAATAATTTATATAGTGTTTTTAACCCTAATGGTTGGAAATCAAAACCAATATGTAAAAACGGAGATAGTTGTCATGTAGCTGCTCCCAGAGGTTCACAAACAGGTACACAAGGGATTAAAGGTAATTACGAAAGAAGTAAAATACCAAGAGAGTTGTGTTTAGAAATATTAAAAACAATTAACAAATAATTCTTAATAACTATATTTTGTAAAAAATTAAGTTTAAAAAAAAATATTATGTTTGTAATATGATTTATTTTTTAATAGGAGTTTTTATTTGTGGTTTAGTTAAAGTTTATATTGACAACAAACTATCTTACTATGAGAACGAGCAATTACTAAAAAATTTAAACAAAAAACAAAAAGACAATGACAGAAAAAAGTAAATATTACTATGAGTGGGATAGAAACTCAACATCAACAACAGTAAACCCTAAAATGAAAATGAGTAAGGAAGAATTAGGTATAGAAGAAAAACACATAACAAGAACTGGTGGTTTGTTTCCTACTGGTACTAGATCAATGGATGCTAAGTCTGACAACAGAATACCAAATTACTACAAAGGTAAGAATGGTTATGAAGCTCGTATGGTATGTGATAATTTTGACCTACCATATCACCTTGCTACTGCAACAACTTACATCTTACGAAGTTATCACAAGCATGATACTCCAATAGATTGTTTGCAGAAAGCTATAGCTCATTTAGAATTTGAGTTAGAAAAAATTAATCGTAATGCAAAAGCCAATCTTTAGAGTATTTGTAAAATACAATATTAGAAAAAAAGGTACAGCTAGTAGAGGTAAGAATGGTATTATAGATACATTTGCATTAACAGACAATATAAAAACGATAGAGAAAGATGAAGAAATACATAATCGCATCTGCTATCTAAACAAAAAAAAATTAGATAAAGTAGTAATAACAATAACAGATGTTGAGGTAGAAGATCAGTATGGGTTTACAACAGATAGATTTTAATTATGCCTAAGATAAGAAAAATAAGAACATCAGACAGAAAGGATAACAGAGGA